GTCCGAAATTGATCAGGATTTTTGCGGGGTCTATACCAATTAAGAAGATTTCCAATGGTCTTCTTGTCCATCCCCGGGAGATAGTAGCCCGGGATCACTGAGTCAGTGAATGCTGATTTGAGAAACGAAATGTCCTCAAAAGTGTCTGAAGGTGTCAAGTCCGAAACTTTGTCGGGCATCGTAACAGTCATTCCAATCTCGGAGGCAGCTTTCGCCAACTCGATTCGGTTATACTTCAACAATGCCTCATTTATTTTCGGATCTTCACTCTTCATCACCGCGTGTAGACCGTCATCACCAAGGAAAATGTTCCTTGTATATTTGCGGGACATCGAGATGTGAAGACCTGTTCGAATGAAAGTTATTCGAGACAGGATCATGTTTACCATGATGTTAAAGATTGTCGTGAAACCTCCAGGCACTCCCGAGGGCAGTCCGTGATCATCTGTATAGAGAGTCGAACCATACAGATGGAGAGTATGACCTATTTCAAAGGCAATAGTCTCTCTCGCCAAGCATTCTTGATCAATGTGGGTTTGATCCTCCTGGAACATTCTGTACCAGGTGTTGATAATCTTCGCAATTTGCTTATAGAATTCAGCAAGTTGCGAAGAATCGAACTTCGAAAAGTCCACCCCGAAAAGAGTCATCGCCTGCTTGTAGAGCATTCCAAAAGCAGGCCATGACGCTCGGGGATCAACACCTAGGGCAGATTCCAGAGGCAATCCAACAAGGTCGGGATCCATGAAGAAGATCCGAAAGGCTCCAAAGAGCACATTCATACAGATCATGAGATCTAGAGGAGGCGCGTTGATGATGCGCGTCGCTCCTGATCTACACTTCGCTTTGGGGCGAAGTTCATCCTTCATGACGTCCAACCAAATTGAATTGTCAGGGATCTTCCCTTGCATGGCTAAGGCCATCCGTTCGTGAACGCGAGCAGCTAAAATAGGATCTGTCAGATCATATTTTAGCCGTTCGCCCTCTTTCTGGATTCTTTCCTTGAAGAAGGGGAACTTCCCTTTTCCGTGGTGTTTCTTGTTCCACGGATATCCTGGGGAGTTCCTCATTTCAAGGCCAGTCTCAGCCATGTGAGGGGGTCCATCAACCCCATTCACCGCCTCATCTAGAGTGAGAAGGCGGGGAGTGAGCTTGATGGGAAGGTAGGAAAGTTCGTCGATGATAGCTTTTGTGGCCACATCAACTTCTGATTCATTCTTGAACCAAGAAGAAAGACGGTCAGTCTTCTTGACCAGATCGCGGTCAAAGACTGCCGGGTCATCGAGCCTTGGGTCCCTGTTGGAAAGGACTGCAGGTTCGTGGGTGACCTCACAAACTTCTCCGAAGATGGGAGAGGGTTGCAATTCAGTTCTTCTTGGTTGAATGAATGCGTCAGAAGCTGAGACTCGCCCATGAAAGTCATGGTAGAGTAAAGTGGTCTCAGAATCAGCATCGGCGGACATCTCGAAGTCTACTTGGGATGGTTGAAAAGAAGGTTCTGTGAAGCCAGTTTCAACGGATTCCAACGCTTCGATGGTAATAGGAACAGCTCCTGCTATTCCCTTACCACCAAAGGCATGGATTCCGCAAATCTTGCCTAGATTTCCAAAGAACGTCGGGTTAGTGACGACCCATGGAGATCCACAGATCCCTTTTTCTCCACCACCTCGAGCGACAATTGCGAGGGGGATCTTGGTCGAAGTCATTGTTGCTGCATTGAATGGAAGTTCCGATTCAGTGTAGGCAAAATTGGAAAAGTTGGTTATGACATCGCTGATGCGATAACCATCTTGTCCAGTGACTCGATCAAGATCCTCCTCGTGAAGAAAGTGGTTCGAGATGTCTTTGAAAGTTCCAGTTTTCCAACCGGTCTTCCAGAGTACAAGGTCCATGGGCTGGTCATCTTCATAAATGAAGTCGACTGTATCAGCCACATGGAACTTGATCGGGAAAGACTCAAGGCGAGAGGTAGCGGTGTTTGGAGTCCACCGCTCCATTGCGATGGTCGCACCTTCCGGAATCATGGCCATGAAATGGCGGTTGACAATAAGGATGTCCTTTTTCCAACCAAGTGCTCGGATAGAATACCCGCAAGCTGACAATCTCACCGTGTTCCTCTTTACCAAAGGGAACATGGGGGGAATGTCAGATTGCGCTGTCTTCTTTCCGACACCTTTCTTGACTCCGGTAGGTCGAGCAACTCGCACCTTACCTTTAGTTCCAGAAGTGGGAGAACCAGAGTTATACCAGCTAGCTTGTGATTCAGACGAGAAAAACTCGCTAACTAGTGTATCCTGGTCGTCCCGCCTCTGGGACTCAGTTGGAGTCTCGTCCTCAGATTCGAGTCTGGGGTCGAGGTTCCACCAATTGGAGAAGGATACAACTCCTTGGATAGCTAGTTGAAGGGCTATACCAAGGGCATACCACTTGAGAAAGTTCATCAAGATGGGATAGGTTGCATACCAATTGGCGTAAGTTTGGGAAGCCCTTCTCCATGATTTCCAGATGAAATCATAGACAGGGTTTCCGGAAGAAACTCCGCCCATCGAAATTTTGACATATTTTTGGATGTGTTGTTGGCATGTCCAATGCTTATGCCAAAATTTCGTTGGGCCGAGGGTTTCGGCTGCCAAGAAAGCGGCGTCTTGAGACTCGTGAAGGTAAAGAGTTTTACCATAACAAGTCTCTCCAAACACATGGTCCCAATCAAGACCCATAAGGATATTGTCTGAATAATCTTCTGAGATTAACCATTGAATATCCTTATAGAGCTTGGCTGGTTCCACGGTCGGAACCCCAGGTCTCAGTCTAGACAGGTTCTTTACGATCCTGTTTATTCTGAGAGCTCGGTTCTGACTTGATGAACGAGACTGGAAGTGGGTGTCCCAGTCGTCAGGGAGAAGGTTGGGAGGAAAATCTGGAAAAGCAGTAGTCTGAGACTCTGCTTCATCATTCAATTCCTTCGCAACGTTTTCTTGTGCCAAGACTTCTTGCGCTACGAGCGAAACAATCTGGAAGAAGGAAACTTTCTCACCTGCTAACTGGTCACGCACTGGTGGGGTGCGAATCTCGTTCACGTAAGTTTGGCGATAGAAGTCAAGATAATCATCGGGATTGCGTAATCCCTCGGCGATTACTTTCATCTTGTCGAGTCGGCCCCCTATATTGTAGGGTTCCTTAGCGACAACATGAAAGTAATAGTCATACAATCTGTTGTAGATGGCGGGAGGGTGATTGACAAATTTGTCAACTTTTGGATGTGCTGCGTTCATTGTCGCAATAACAACTTCGGAGAGGAACTGAGTTCCTTTTTCTTCGATAGCTGCCATATTAACTCTGTAGGGAGCATTTCCAATCATGTTAACAAAACCTGTCAAATCCTTTCCTTCCTTCATCTGCAAGAGATCATCGATCATAGTGATCATCTGCTGACTATATCCAGACATGAAATCTTCTGTGGCAGAAGAAACCAGGAAGACTGGTTCTTGAGGCCACCGCAATAGCTCATTCAGATAATGAGGTAGTGCTGTGGTCGCAAGAAAGGTCTTCCCGCATTGTGAGGCTCCTTGAAGGGTGACAACAACTGGGCGAGTGCGAACAAGACCGAAGGGAACTTGGCGAGATTGTTTGGCGAGTTGAATGAAAAATTCTGCTTGTTTCATTAAAGCAGTGATTTCATTCGAACCAGTCCGAATCTTCACCAAGTTCGATGCGATCATTTTCGCAGTCTCGCCCAGTTTTATTGCACGGGAGCGAAGAAGGGAAGAGTTCAAGATTTTGTTGAGTGAAAAGTCAAGATACTCGAAATAATCGGCTTGAAAGCCACCGATCATTTCGCGATTCTTGAGTAGCCAATCATAACCTTCCCAAACTGAACGTCCAAAGTACTTCTCCTGGATCCACTTTCTAAGTTGGTTGATAGATTCAACCAACACAGAAAGTGAGGCGGAAGACCTTGCAAGGTTCAGAAAGGAAAAGTTCTTTCCAAATTCCCGAAAGAAGGCTGTGGGAGTTTGAAGACCGGAGAGAACAACACCTCCAAAAGCAAAGAGTAGAAGAATAGCTTTGCCAAAGGAGATGGTGTCATCTTCGGAACCCTGGAACATTGATCCAAATATTTCTTTCCATGAATCTGGAATAAGCTTCTCAACGACTAGAGAAGATTTAGCCAGAATGGTGGAAGTCAATATCGAATGCATTCGCGAAGTTGGCGAAATGACCATGAGGATAGCTTTTAAGCCAACCGTCATGAGCACTGGGTCAACAAGCGTGAATCTGTCAAACATTTCCAAAAAGATTTCAGTGAAAATTGGTTCCCAATCTTTATCTCTTACTGCACGAGCAGCTGAGGCGAAGATTCGGGTACGATTTTTCAGTTCATCTCTTTCAGAAGTTCCATCTTTATTTGCAACAGTAAAGACACCCTGCAAAGAGGTGAATATTTCATTCATCTTTTTGAAGGTATCTCTACCGCTGTCAAAAAATTCGGTTATGTTTGGCATCATTCCAGAGATTTCGTCGGAGGTAGTGGCAATTTTGTCAGAAGCAACACTCACTCCAGCGAGGGCATCGATGATGCTCGCTGAAGAGTTTGTTGCAGCAGAGGTGAGGTGGTTAAGTGTATCTTGGAGATTCTCGTTTGGGAGAATATCTTTGAATTTCTTAGCCGCATCACCCATGTGGACAAAAGCTTGCGGGGTGGAGAACATTTCCAGAGAAAGATCTGAAGAACGGGAGGGGGCTCCTATTGTTGAGATCTTATTCCGAAAACCCAGGGGCTTAGAGCGGGGAATTGGTATGTCCACCTTAAGGGTGGGGTGGGCATTTCCAACATGGTTTCTGAGCTTCTCTCCATCTGTGACAACAACGCCGCATGTAGGGCATGCGAGTTTGTCGAACATCTTACATTCGGCATTGTGGTCAGGCCAGGTGGCGAGAAGTCCAGTTTTGCGACAGAAAGGACAGAC